TCCTTGATGAAATGACCTACAAAGCACTTGCTGAACAGGACGCAGCAATGATGGACGCATTAGACAAGGTTAATAGTGAGATACCGTTAATGATTTACCAGGGGTAGAGCTAGATGTCAACAAATAATAAATGGTCACAACCGACTAATCCACCCCCGCCTCTTTTCACTGGGAAGAAAGAAAGAGACCTTGTTAAGCAAGTTAATGACGAGTTAATTGAAAGAGTTATCGGGCAAACTGTTGTTTATTATCCTCTTGATGTTGATACTACAAATTATCATTCACTTTATGGAGAGGCAATTAAGAAGAACTTTCTTCCACCGGTGAGGGTTCATGCCTTGGTAGAGTTTGAGGGCATTAATACGAAATACAATAAAGATATTGGCCTCGATAAAGAATCAAACATCACAATTCACTTCCACAAAAGGAGATTAACGGAAGATCAAGATCTATTTGTTAGAGAAGGGGATTTTGTTTTATATGGAAAACTATTTTATGAGATAGTTACTTTAGCAGAACCAAAACAACTCTTTGGCCAAATTGATCATAGGTTGGAGATTTCAGCCAAATGTATTAGAGCACGCGAGGGCCTATTCGATGCCACATGATTATTCTTATACAGAAATTGAAAGCGCCGATGGCTTAATAAAAGAAGTAACTTTTATGCCTTCCACTTTGGAAACTGTGGACCGTGCTTTATATAATTATATCGATAAAGAATTGGATTTGCATGCTAATACCAACAAAGGCTGGAAGAAAATACCTGTAATTTGGGTTTCTGCCGAGCGCTCCTTCCAAATTAAAAGTGATAAAGATTTAAGAGATTCAACTGGCATTTTAAAGCTGCCGCTTATAACTATAGAAAGATCCTCCGTTGAGAAGGATCCTAATTTTAAAGGGGCATTCCAGGCACACATCCCAGATACAGCTAAGGGACTGAGGAGAGTAAGAAGACTTAATGTGCCCGCCGCCAGAAGGATCGGCCAGTTAAAAACTTCTAATTTTAAGAATGCCCACTCCGCGCGCCGCTACGGTAATGTTAATAATACAGATGTCGGTCATGGCCAAGTTAACTTCCCAGGCCCCAAAACAGATCCAAGCCGGGTTGTTTTTGAAACAATTTACCAGCCAATACCGGTTTATGTCAAAGTGATGTATTCTGTCAAGGCAAGAGCTGAATATTTACAACAAATGAATGATATCTTCCAGCCCTTTGTAACCAAAACTGGCCAAATTAACAATTTCTTCATCTCACACGAAGGTCATCGGTTTGAAGGTTTTATCGAGGGTAGTTTTGGCCAGGCTAATAACGTTGCCTCTTTGGATGAAGAAGAAAGAACATACGAGACAGAAATCAATCTCAGAATACTAGGTTATCTAATGGGCGAGGGCCCGAACGATGCCCGGCCGAAGATGACAATCACGGAAAATGCCGTTGATGTCAAGATCCCAAGAGAAAGGGTCATTGCTGGCGATATTAACACATTCCTAGATACCGCCAGATATAATGAAGGCGAAGGATTCTACAGAGAATAAAATAAAAGGTTTTTGCTTTCTAGCAATACTATTTATAGAGTAAAGGCAGTATAGTTAAGTGACTATGCGAAGGAGAAAAATAGATGTCAGATGCTACGAAATTTAGATTTGTATCCCCCGGAATTTTCTTAAACGAAGTTGATCAATCGCAATTGCCGGCCGAATCAGAATTAGTCGGCCCTGTGATCATTGGCCGTTCCGAAAGAGGGCCGGGTATGATTCCCGTTAAAATAGGATCGTTTAGCGAGTTTGTTGAGAAATTCGGCAACCCTATCGCTGGAAAAGGCGGGGTGGCTGATGTATGGCGCAATGGTAATTATTCTTCTCCAACTTACGCCGCTTACGCCGCTCAAGCTTATTTGAAAGCCGGCGTTGGGCCCATTACTTTCCTTCGCCTAATGGGTACGCAGCATCCCGATGCACTTTCTGCTGGGTATGCTGGTTGGAAAACGACCAATACCCCTAATGTCACAGAGGCCTCTAACGGCGGCGCGTTTGGGTTGTTCGTGTTTGAATCGGGTACCTCGACCACCGGCCATATCGCAGTGAATTCGGCATGCACGAATACCGGCTCCCTTGCGGCCGTTTGGTATGTCAATAATGGCGGCTCTGTCATTCTTTCAGGAAACCTGGCTGGTGCTGAAGTCGACGCGGGTACTATCGATACAATGTCTGGCAGCGCTACGCTGGTTAAATCTGACTCAAGTGGGCAATTTAAAGCGTTGATTTATAATAGTGGTGGCAGTCTTGAAGAGAATGCAGTTTTTAGCTTAACCGAGGGTAGTTCAAACTTCATCCGAAAGGTGTTTAAGACTAACCCGCAGCTTGTGAATACTACCATTGAAGATACGACAGTGACTCAATCTTATTGGCTCGGCGAGACCTACGAAAGAAATACTGCCGACTTGAGCCTCAATACCAGTGTAAATTACGGTGTTATTCTGGGAATATCTTCCGGCTCCAGTTTGGAAGGCAATTTTGAGAAAGATATGCCCTATCGCGATGCCCATAGTGGTTGGTTTTTCGCCCAGAATACAAATGCCAACAAGGCCGTCTATGAATACAATAGTATGCAAAAGCTGTTCAAGTTTGTCGGCATTAACGGTCATGGCTCGTGGCTCCAGAATAATATCAAAATTTCTATAGCAAACATCAAGGCTTCGCAGAATGAAAATGTGAAGTTTGGAACTTTTGATGTTCTAGTCCGAAAGGCTAGCGACTCTGATGTCAAACCAGTTGTTCTTGAGCGTTTCTCAAGGTGTGATCTCGATCCTGGCAGCCCGAATTATATTGCCGCCCAGATTGGTGACGCAAAACTTGAGTGGGATGATATTGAGAAGAGATACCGCGAATTTGGTGATTTTGCTAACAGATCTCGGTACATTCGCGTTGTGATAGATGATACTGTTGCTAATGGCGATGGCGAGACGCATCTTCCGTTTGGGTTTTATGGGCCCCCGCGGTTCAAGTCTTGGACTTATTTTAGCGCTAGCACCAATTACTCTGGGCACCCGTCTACTACCGCTTTTGCTGTAGGGTCCGGTTCTTTGCCGCGTATTCCGCTGGAAGCTCACATGCTACCCAAGACCGGACTCGCTGATCAGATCTGGTTCCATAGTGGCGCATTCGGCACGGCCTCGATCAAATATCCGTCCGTGGCTCTCCGTACAAGCGCCTCCCTAGACGGTGCTGTTGCGACCACGAATGCTTACTTTGGTGTACAGACCGGCAAGTCGACAACAAGTACAGTTCACGACCCTGGCTATGGGGAATATCTTAGAGCTTTTGGCCGAACTGTGATTGGAGGTACCTCTTGGGTCGATACATTTGGACAGTCTACAACAAACCCGTATACTGCTAACTTAGAGGCACAATGGACGTTCTCACTTGATGAAGTTCTTATTCAGACTGGTTCAAACTTCTCTGGAAGCTCACCAACTAACAATATAACAGATGCTTTTTGGGAATCTGGTTCTTATAAGGCTGGGACTTCTTGGAACTCTTCTAACTCTTTGGGCGATGGCGCGACAAGATACCAAAATATCTTGGAATGCAAGGTTAATCGATTTACCTCTCCATTGTGGGGCGGTTTCGACGCACTAAATATTAAAGAAAGAGATCCATTCCGGAATACCATTCTTGACGGACAGTCACCCACGGAGACAACTAACTATGTTTATTATACTCTTCGCCGGGCCATCAATACGGTTTCTGACCCAGAGGTTGTTTCGATGAATGCTGTTTCGATACCAGGGCTTTGGTATGAGGATCTTACGAAATATCTTTTCGAAACATGCGAGGCGCGAGCCGATGCACTGGCCATTATCGATGTTAAGGGTGGATTCACCCCGCGCGCCGACGCCGCCGCCGGTAGCACTTCCACTTCCGACAGGAAGGGGGATACAGATGCCGTGCTTCGAAGGATGCAGGCCCGCAATTTGGATTCGTCTTATGGCGCCGCTTACTATCCCTGGGTCAAGATTCGCGATGACCTCAATGGCGGGATTCAGGTCTATATGCCGCCTTCCGTTGTCGCTCTTGGGGTTCTGGCCAACACGGAGCGCGCCGCTGATGTGTGGTTCGCCCCTGCCGGCTTCCGCCGTGGCGGCCTCTCACAGGGCGCAGCAGGCCTCCCAGTTGTTGGGGTAGAGACTAAACTAACTTCTCGCAACCGCGATGATCTTTATGATGTGAATATCAACCCGATTGCTAGCTTCCCACGGGAAGGCATTGTGGTATTCGGCCAGAAGACGCTTCAGGCAACTCGCTCTGCTCTTGACCGGATTAATGTCCGTCGATTGTTGATTTATGTTAAGCGAGGGATTTCCGCCATTGCTAGGGATACGCTGTTCCAGCCAAACGTCCAGGCAACTTGGAATGATTTCAAGGGCCGCGCCGACAAGTTCTTGGGAGACATCAAGGTTCGTTTTGGTGTGGATGATTTCCGGGTAGTGCTCGATGAGACAACTACAACGCCAGACTTGATTGATCGAAACATCATGTATGCCAAGATCTTTATCAAGCCGACAAGGGCTATTGAATTCATCGCTATCGACTTCATCATCACAAGATCTGGGGCTTCGTTCGAGGATTAAAGAAATAAGAGGGCTTTTCGGCCCTCAACACTAGTTATAAAAACAGGAGACGAAAAGTAATGGCTGATAATTTTTGGACAAACGCGCCCTCGCGAGACCCAAAGAGGCAGTATCGATTTAGAATTCAGATAGAAGGCATTGGTGCAGGCTTTCTGTGGTATGCCAAAAAGGCCGACAAGCCAGAAGTAACGGTTAATTCTTCTGAACACAAATATTTGGGGCATTCGTTTCATTTCCCCGGCACTGTACAGTGGAATGAGGTTAGTATTACTTTCGTCGATCCTGTTTCTCCCGACTTGGCCGGAACAGTTGGAAACTTGTTAGGGAAGATTGGATATAGCCTTCCGGCAAACGCCAATGGTGATGCAGAATTTGAGACAATCTCAAAGGCTAAAGCAGTCGATGCGCTCCAGGCTGTTTTGGTGGAACAGATTGATGAGAGCGGAAGGGCGCTAGAGCAGTGGACCTTGAATAACGCCTTCGTTTCAAAGGTTAACTTTGGCGCCCTAGACTATGGCACTGAAGACCTTATGGAAGTCCAGATCACCTTCAAGTATGATTGGGCCACATTGAAGTCTAATGTGGTTGGCTCAGATACTCTAGGGCCTTATTTCGCAGGACCGGCCAATTCGTAATCATGTGAGAGCATAATGCCTTTTTGGACTACCAGTACCCTAGAGCCCAAGAGAAAACATAGATTTCGGATCACTATCCCGCTCTTAAGGGGGGATTCTACGGATTCTTACGTTTGGTATGCCAAGTCGATAGACAAGCCGATAATGACTTTCGCGGTGGTTAACGAAAACGAGCTTAATGTGAATGACTTGTTTCCTGATAATAAGATTTTAACAAATCCGAAGTTTAACCAGATTTCGATGACATTGGTTGACCCAGCCACCCCGGATGCTACAACAAAGCTGATTAGTATTTTGACTGAGGCCAATTATGGTAAAGACTATTTCAATTATTCGGAAAGTCTTGCCGGCACGTTAGGTGAGATATTAATAGAGCAATTAGACGCCGCCGGGTCACCCATAGAGACATGGACGTTGGTTCAGCCGAACCCGGCAAGCGTTGATTTCGGCTCTCTTGACTATAGTTCAGATGATTTGTTAGAATTAAAAGTTACCTGGGTTTATTCGACAATTAGATATGCCAATGTAAGCGGCGATATATTAAGTCCAGATCCATCTGGAGCACCTTCTATAATATGTACAAATTAATTTAACAATGAGGTATTAATTGAGAGACAACAGTAAGAGAGTTTCAGCGTCGGCAGATCCTGCCCCCGCTGTTGCTAACCAGGCTGAAAAGTCAGCCACATTCGATTTTTCTGTTCCAACTGAAATCGTAGATTTGCCGTCCAAAGGCCAGTTTTATTCAGCAGATAATCCCCTTCGCGGACAGGAAACAATAGAAATTAAATTCATGACGGCAAAGGACGAAGATATTTTAACTTCTCCTTCGCTGCTGAAGAAGGGGTTGGCGATTGATCGTTTTCTTCGCAATGTTATCCTAGATAAGAGGATTAATGTGAATTCTCTTTTGACTGGCGACAAGAACGCCATTCTTGTTGCTTCGCGCATCAATGGATTTGGTGCGGATTATGTGACAAAGGTGAACTGTCCATCTTGTGCAGCAATTTCAGAGAATTCATTTGATCTCTCTGCGGTCCAGCCATATCATGGTGATGACTATGGGGATTATGATATTTCTCCGACCGATCATGGGACATTTATTATCAAACTTCCAAGAACCAAGTTTGAGGTTGAAGTTCGTCTTTTGACGAATAAGGATGAAAATGAACTTGTTGCCAAAATGCAGCAAAGTAAGAAGCGCGCTTCTACTTATGAGACTAATTTGACAGATCAATTGAGGAAAATTATCGTTTCCGTCAATAATGTAGAGGAACTAAAGATTATCAATCAGGCCATTGAAGTTTTGCCGGCATTTGATTCTCGTTATCTTCGTGCAGCATATCTTAAAGCCGTGCCGGGCTTAGATATGACACAATATTTTGATTGTGAAGCATGTGGTTTCGAGAAGGAGGTAGATATACCCTTAACGGTTGACTTTTTTTGGTCTAAACAATAATTATATTTCTGCGGTATATGAGGAGCTTTTCAATCTTAAATATCACGGCAATTGGTCCTTCATGGAGGCTTATAATCTTCCTATAACGATTCGTCGTTGGTTCCTTCAAAGATTGACAGAACAATTCGAGAGGGAAAACGAGAGGTATGAAGAAGCCAACAAAAAGGCAAAGGCTGGGAGGCGTTAATGCCCTCGGCCTTTTTGCTTTTGGAAACTATTTATATGAGAGGAGAATATACATATGTCAGTCGTCTTTGATATAACCGAGCCTCAAATTGATTCTGC